CCCATAGCCACGGATTGAGAACTTTGAGCTATCTGACCAGATTGGAAGCCGATGGCAACGGATTGTGTATTTTGACCATATTCACCCGAATTGTCGCCCATTGCTACTGATTGCGTCCCTTGATAAGACTGACCGGCGTTAGAACCAATAGCCACCGACGATCCATTTTGTGAAAGTTCACCTGCAACGTAACCAATGGCGACAGATTCTGCACCTTGGGAGGTTCGCCCCGCGTTGTTGCCTATGGCAACGGATTGTGTTCCTTGACTTGTTTGACCACTTTGATAGCCAATGGCAGTCGTTTCAGTGTGTTGATCTAATTGACCAGCTTTGTAACCAATCGCCGTTGATCGATCACCTTGATTGGATTGCCCCGCCTGAAAACCAAATGCAAGGGTTTCATCCCCTTGATTGACTTCTGCCGTGCCGAAACCCAATACAAGACTATTGTTACCCTGGTTTACACGACCACATTGGTAACCAATTGCGATGGATTGCGAACCTTGAGCTATCTGTCCAGATTGAAAGCCAATTGCGATACTTTGTGCATTTTGTCCAATTTGACCAGATTCAAAACCAAGGGCTACAGCCTGAGACCCTTGTATAGATTGACCAGATCTATAACCAATTGCTATAGACTGTGCATTTTGTCCCACTTCACCACATTCTTGACCAACGGCTACTGACCTTGTTCCTTGTTCTGTTTTACCTGCGTGATATCCCATAGATACAGACTTCTCCCCCTGAAGTGAAAATCCCGCTTCCGAACCAATAGCAATCGCGTTTATACCTTGTGACGTTTTACCGGCATTTTTGCCAATTGTAATTTCATCAAAATTATAGTTTATAGATGTAGGTGGTGTTGACGTCGTTTCCTGTGTATTATCCTGGTTAAGTTCAGCTAAATACACATGAGTAAATCTACTTGAGTTGCCCACTGTAACCATTATTACTATTAGTTTGCAAATAAAATACCACCAAGTCCATTTCGTACTCTGAGGACATTATAGTTAACAGCGTATACGGTGAGTTCGTCGTCATCTGCACGGTTGGTGCCTTTGACTATATCTCTAATTACAATTTTTGCGTTGTCAAGTCTACTAAAATTACATGTACCGGTTGGCTTATATTCAGAAGCATTTTTACAAAAGTGATAAGCAAAATACCTAGTATACAATGGTGAGTCTTCGGTTTCAACAAAGTTTACAATACCAAATTTAGAATGCAAATAGTTTTGTACTGTGTGGAAGTAAAGCGGCGACATATTTTCTATGAGTGCAGTTCCATTTAAGTATATATCGGCGCTAGAAAAAGAAAGTTTATCTTCTTCTATAATACCCCCTTCTGCCTTATATCCAAAGAATAAACTCTTAATTGGGTGATTGAAAGAAGACAAATCCAGCGTTGTCTTTGGTAACTGTATTTTGTCATTTGTTTTTTGAACTTGTGTAATCACGAGATCCATGGGAGTATTGATAAACTTATTTCTTTCTTCTGTATCCAAAAAAACATAGTTTCCGTAACACTTCACACCCGAAACATTTTGATTAGCAAAGTTTATTCGGATTTCAATTTCTTGAAATTGCAGAGCCACGAGGGGTAAAAACATATCATTGTCACAAAAGAAGAAATGCAATGGGATGAACTTGTGATTTGATTGGGATGTTTTGTTCAAAATTTCTTGCGCCTTAACAAAATTTTCCGCGAGGTAATTTTGCCAAATGTCGGAAATAAATTCATACGGGTGAGAATCTACTTTAACCCCACCAATGTAAAAATCTATAACTGCACCATCAAATTTTGTAAGTAAATCCGTACCTTCAAACCACACCGCGTTAATCAAATCACCCCAAGCTGGAATAACAATTGAACTATCATGTGTAGTAATTTCTTTAATTAATCTTGGAGCTTGTGAAAAATTGGTATGTCTTTTATACTTCATGCTGAAGAGTGACATACCAGTATCACTGCTTATATAAACGTCTTGTGCACCTTTTGAAGCAAGTTGAACCAATGCACCAGACATTTATTTATTGTTCAGATTATAAAAACAGACACTTTCCCTGAGGGAAGTCATCCTTCTTTTCGTCTTCAACTTTCCCATGTATTTTAAAACCACCTTGGCGATATACTTTCATTCGCTTGTAAAACATTGCTGTAAAGAGAGACCAAGGGTCGTGAATGTCATAGATGTGGGGATTATTCTTTTTACCTTTAGTTTCTCTCATAATTCTTCCAATACTTTGAGTTATGTCAGACTTGGGGGATGCCAAAATAACTGTATCTAGTGTTGGGATATCAAGGCCTTCATGTGCCTGACTAAATGTGGCAAAAATAATTTTCTTTTTAGATGAAGCCTGGAGATCAGCTTCTTTCATTCCACCCATGTATAGACCCGATGTCTTTGGAAAGCATTGGTGAAGCATTTCGCAATGCCATCGTCTATCACTGAGGACAAGAAGTTGCCTTGTTCCTGCCGACGCTTTCTTGATAAGTTCAACAAGCATTTGATTTCTTTTTCTATCTTCAACTACTTCTGTAATCATATTTGGCATTGACACTTTGCCAAATCTTGTTGAAGGTGGTGGGTTTCTATAGTTGAATGATTCATACGTTATTGAGAAAACTTCAACTTGTTCTTGATTTTTTCTTTCAACTGCAAAAAATGTGGGGCCCATGAACCAGTGAAGTACCTTTGTGAGACCATCCTTCCTTTCAGGTGTTGCCGAAAGGCCAAAGATATGTTTTGGACACAATTTGAATAGCGATTGTGAAAACACTTTGGCACATATATGATGTGCTTCATCAACAATGAGAGTTCCAACACTATCAAAATCACTGAAGGAGTATTCTTTTAGTGAGAGAGATTGGAGCATCGCAATAATGAAATCGCAATCAGTCTCCTTTTTGTCTTGTTGAACTATGCCGATAGTGGCACCTGGACAGAACTGTTGGATTCTCTCCTTCCATTGATCGGCGAGAAACTGTTTATGCACGACAATCATTGTTCGATACCCCAATTTACAAGCTATCGCCAAGGATACGGTGGTCTTTCCATACCCGCATGGGAGCGAGAGAACTCCATGACCCGCATTAAGAGCCGCAGCAAGTGCGGCGTTCTGATGAGTGGCATCTCTGAGTTGTCCAACAAATTTAGCGTTTGATCTGGCTGGTTCTGGGCGTTTGTCCTCCTTAGGATCTCCAAGTTTACTAGTTCCGTAGAATCTTGGAACGCAGACTCCATTCTTAGCTGTTCTAAAAACCTTGAAAGGTGGTGGAGGAAATCCATAATCGCTATTGACTTGTGGTCTTACTGTTAATTCCTTTTTAATTTCCTGAATTGGTCCCCCAGTGACGAGATACCCCGTCCTTGTCAGCATTAATATATTAAAGATACGAAACTTTATGTAACTAAATGCCAACTCTTGACGTTGATGAGAACATTAAAAAGATACGAGAATCAATTGAACTTACCTACCAAGAACTCCATCGACTTCAAGGAAGCCTTCGTGTCTTTATGGGATTCAAGGAAGCTGGTTTGAAGGAAATTGACATTCCAGAAAAGACTGAAGAAGTCAAGGAAGTGAAGTAATAGACACAAGTTTCCAAGCGTAGCCACTATATTCACCAACATTCCAAACGCCCGCAAAATCTACTTGAACTTCGACTTCATTACCCTTTATAAGAGACTGCACTGGACGCCCTTTTACGTCACACATCACTCTCCTATATCGGAATGGAACCTTGACAGTAAGAACTCGTCCATCGATTGGATTATCTACATGTCCATTTTTAATGAGATGAGACTTATTCGCGTGCATTCGACAGATGATTTGTGAACAATTTTCAGGAATGACCAAACGAATATACTTTTTCTCGTTATGGTCATACATGGGTTCGTAAATGTTTGCTACAAACTTCATCGATTCCTATTTATGTATAATAAAATCAAAACTATAAGTGACAATAAAACAATTGTTAAAACATCTGTGACAAGACGTGGTTCAAATGGTTGCCTTGTACCAAACGATTTGTGACTAAGTGTTCTAGATACTTCAATTGCTGCTTCTATACTTGAAAATGGTGTTTTTCTTGGTGACATCATACCACACATGGCAACTTTAGAACACTTACCAAAGAAAGGGAGTTGGCCATGAAGGCTGAGAACACCCGAAGATTGACTAAAAACCCATTTGTCTTCTATCCATTCAGAACCCCAACCAATTCTAGCATTCTTGGGTAATGGTAAATCAAGGTCTTGAATAACTCGCGCCTTTATATTTTCTGGTGGTGTAGTTAAAATATCTTCTGTAAGATTGCATATTACACAAGAAACTGTCTTTCCATCTGAGAGAACAACTGGTTGTAAATCCCACTCGGTTTTTGCGGCGATTTCAAGATCATCACCAAGTTTTATTGGTTCGTCATAATCAAGTAGAACATTAATACATCCATATGTACTTTGTCTCACCTTTTTGTCTGCATCTGGGCCCCAATTATTTCCTAAGAAGTTTAATGCGGGGCTGTTATCAATACACAAAAACATAAATCCGTCGTTTATAATAGTTTCGTCGGTAAACATGGCTTCATAATCCTCGTCAAAATATTCAACTTTGTGTAGTTCTTTTCCAAACACAAAATTGACACCCTTCTTTAAAAGTGCAAATTGCATTTGATCACACATAACTTTTCCAGAAACTTTTTGGGTATATTGTTTTGAAAGTCCAACATAATCAAAACTTTTTACAAATTCATAAGCTGACATTACATCCCAAGTAACACCATCCATGATAAGTGGAAGATGTTCAATAAAATTTTGTCCACTTTTTGAGAATTCCCCACTGGCTTCTTTGAGAGACACACCCTTATATTTTTCAGGTTGAGAAAGTACACGTACAGCGAGTGATGTTAAGAGGCCATAGTCTTTTAAATTTAATGATTTGTACATAAACCCGTAAATATCTTTTTGAACCGGTTCAAAAAGATCGTTCCATTCAATTCCCATTTCTTCAAAAAGACTGTGAGTGTTTACAAAAGCTTTATCAAAAACAATTCTATGTGCGTGAAGATCTCTCACTTCCTCGTCGGGTTCCCACCAAGAGCCGCCTGCAGAGGGTTTTCTATCATAGATTGTGATGTCGTGATCACCCGATCTGAGTATTTCCCATGCAAGGGACATACCAGTTGGTCCAGCTCCAACAATATGAATCTTCATTCTATTTTTAACCGATATATAATTTTTCATGAGCATCATTGTCATTACTTACAAATTTAAATCAATCCAGTTTCTTCCCGTTCTTCTGGGGTTTTGAGCGCATACATGATACCCAAAAAGATTACAGTAGAAATCATGGCATACTCAATGTCACGCGTCGCACTAAAAGCAATTAACATGATAGAAATAAAACGAAATGTTTTACTGTTGAACGCAGTCTTAAGTTTTTTTGGAATCTTAATCGCGTTACCAGAGAACAAACCTTGGTACAACATCAAGAGTGTGAATATAATTGGTTGTGTATTAATAACGGCTTCGGCTGCACTACTTCCAACTGGGCTAAGAAAAGATGACAGTTTTTGCATTTATAGTAACCTAAGATATTTTTGACAGTTAAAAAATAAAAAGTATCTATACAGTAGGATGCTATGCGTGGCTAGTCATAAATCAATCGGTGGGGTAGTAAAGGTGCCAACCCAAAAAGCTAAAACTTGGAAATTTGCCGCCAAATTTCTTTGGAAAAATACTTTTGTAAAAAATAAAGTTGAATTGGGTGAATGGACGCGCAATGAGCTTCTTGAGCTTGGGCCAACTTTTGTAAAATTAGGACAAATCGCTTCAACGAGAGCGGATCTATATCCACCAGAATTTACACAACAATTGGAATCGCTGCAAGACAATGTCCCTCCCGTGGAATACGATGTTGTAAAACAGATTGTAAATTTGGACTACTTTGATGAGTTCGAACCTGTACCATTTAAATCGGCGAGTATTGGTCAAGTGCATCGCGCCAAACTCAAAAATGGAAAAGATGTAATCGTCAAAGTCAAGAGACCTGACATCTATAACATCATGAAATCTGATACAGATAACATCAAAGATATTGTCCGCTTTCTAGAAAAACTGGGTGTTGATACTGGTAATAGTTCTGAGTTTGTCCTTAATGAATCCATTGACTATCTGTTGGGTGAATCGGATTATCGTCAAGAAATTGAAAATGCAATTAGGTTTCGAAAATATATGAAAGATGTGAAATGGGTCAAAGTTCCAAAAGTTTATAAGGAATATTGTACCGATGATATGATTGTCATGGAATATGTTGAATCAGAAAAACTTACAGAACTTTCGGATCCAAGAATTAATAAGAAGAAGATTTGTGAAGCACTCATAAACTCTTATGTCATCCAAACTATGGATAAAGGTTTTTTCCATGGTGATCCACACCCGGGAAATTTGGGATTTTCACCCACTGGTAAATTGGTATTTTATGATTTTGGTCTTATCATAGATATATCCAATGAACTACAAAATGGTTTCAAAGATATTTTCAACTGTATCATTAATAAGGATACAAAAGGTATTGTGGAAGTTTTGGTCGCACTCAAGGTCATTATACCCATGACATCAGATCTCTCAGATATCGAAATCTTTTTTGAATCAATTTTGTCATATCTGGAAACTCTCGATGCATCAACCATAATAAATGATGATATCGCATTACAGCTCGCGGCCGAAAAGCCATTTGTTGTACCATCAAGCTTTGTATATTTAGCGAAGAGCTTCTCCCTCATAGAGGGTATCTGTGTTCAACTTGACCCGGAGTTTAACTACTTTACATATCTGGAACCTATGATCAAACAACAGTTTGTGGAATCTATCGATCTTCAAGAAGCTCTTATGAAGACTGTGGAAATGCCGAGTAAAATACGAAATATAAGTAAAGCTGTTTTGGGTTTGGAGAAATCCAAAGCAGCCATGAAAAGATCTATGTCTAAGACTAGACGGGAAATTCGTATGGTGCAGTACAGTATAGTGAGTGCTTTGATGGCCCATCAGTTTGATGACACACCATTGGCATTTGCTTTTGTGCTAAGCACCTTATGGTTTGCGTTTAGTTCTCGAAAAAGTCGATAGCAACTTCTTCCTTCTTTTGGGAGCCATTGGCACCCTGGAAGAAATCTTGGTGTTGCTTGAAGATTTCCTTAGCGCGTCTTTCCTCGTCTCGGGCAATATCCTTAAATCGATCACCGATTCTGCCCAAGTCTTCTTGGCGCTGTTTCTTCATCTTTTTGCCAAACTTCTTGAAACGCTTAGTGCTTGCTGCAAATGTAGTAGAGGTCGTTAGAGAAAACATTTTTGTTTGTTAATACTTACTATCTTTTTATTTTTAAGCGTTTGGTGGAACTTTTAAGTTCAACCGTCTGAGTTTTTCTTCAAATTCTCTACGTTCCCCTGGCGACTCAATAGGAGTACCGTTAGCCAAAGCATCAATCTCTGGACCTGTCAAGTGCATAGCATTCACGCGGAAGTCCTTGAAAGCTTCCATCGTGATTGGAACCAGTGGCTGGACTAAGTCATAAATGGCATTGGCGTAGTCCCTGATCTCCTTCTGGGCATGTTCGTCCATACGAAGATGGAGATAGTGCATCAAATTGTGGAGATTGATCTTCCAATAGAATTCGGTATAGGTACATTGTGGAAGATTACCCCGAGCCTGTTCTCGGCAGACGCCAGTCTCCAAGAGGTTCTCATATAAATCAAAAGAATGTTCTAAGTGTTCATCAATTTGTCTAGTTTTCTCTTCATCAATTTCTACAATTCCTTCAGACCCTTGGTTATTTACTTTAGATTGACCTCGTAGAATTCCTGGGTTGTAATACTGTTTCGGTACGACGGAGTAGCGGGCGGAGAGCTCATTGACGGAGGCTGTTCTATGTCTAAAGTGCTGTCTAGCAATGTAGAGGGGCATTTTGATGTGGAACTTGAATTCCACCATTTCAAAGGGGGTAGTGTGCCAATGTCGTAGCAAGTACCTGAGCAACCCCCGGTCTCCTCGGGCAGTCTTTGTTCCGTCCCCATATGAAACTCTTGCAGCTTGTACGATTGACGTGTCCAAATCTTGTCTCGGCATGTGATCAACCAGGCGTACAAATCCGTGATCCAAGACATCTTTTTGCGACATTTTATAAACTACGTTCCCCCCAAATCCTTAACTAAGTCATCAATGTCACGATAGTACCTTTTAAGATCCTTCATGAAGCGTTTGTTGTTCTCAAGACACTCACATTCGGGTTTGTTGAGATAAATCCATGCCAAGTTTGACTTTGAATACTTTGTTCTTTTTTGATTTTCATTGGGTTTTCGGGGAATTAATTTTGTACTTTTCTTTTGCTTTTTTGTAGATTTGACTTCCACGCGATTCACGAAACTGAGAGCCTGCATCACGGTATCCGCGAGGTCATCCTTTTTCTTGGATGAAAGGAAGGTGTCTAACCAATGCGCATTTATCTCATTGCTTCGAATAAATTCTTCACATCTCTCAATTGAAACTTTCTTTCTTTTGAGATATTGTGATTTACCGGGTCCGGCGACATCGGGGATCTTGTGACGAGCATCATAAATTATAGTTTCAGCCTTGGGATTTTTAATGATAAAGTACGCATGAAGAAAGTGCATCACAGATACCATCTTCTTATTACGATCTGGTTGTTTCTCGATAAGAATTGTATCAGCATCAAGAACCCAAGGTCTTTCATCTAAGTGTTTTCTCAATGAGACATAGATACCATCTTTGTGTTCTGGTGGAACACCGGATACATCCCATTTCTCCACAAGGTTATTTGTATCATTGAGTAAGCACATAGCTAAATTCCGAATACCAACATCGATACTCAGGATCATTGATTTAAAGGATCTTTATATCTTTAACTTAAAACTTTTTAGCTTTACCAAATCTCGCAGCGGCACCTTTACCGAGATTGGCAGTGGCCGACTGTCCAGCTGGAGAGAGACCAAGAACAATCATAACGAGAATGAGAAGGCAGCAGCAAATAACAGATGCAACAATGGCATACTTCGCTGGCCCATAGAAACCTTCGAAGAAGCCCTTAACGAGATCGGTAAGACCCTTGTTTTCAGACTTTTGCGCAGCATCGGCAGCAGCACCAAGATCATTCAACACTTGGCTTTGCGCAATCGAACTAGTAAGTTTACTTGTAATTGTTTTGGCAATAATTTCTGCAACTACATTTTGATCAAAATTAAGATCGGAATCTTTGCAGTCGCGGAAAATGATCTTACCACCTTGAATGTTTACTTGATCTGCGACAGATTCATTTATAGTTTCTGTTACTATTGTATTATCAACAATGTTTTCTATTTCCATAGTAACTTCTTGACTAACATTTTGTTTGTCACCAAATTGAAAATTCCCCATCTCAGTAGCCTTTTCAATTTGCGCCTGCACAGAGGCCGTCATTTCATTTGTGATTGCGTTCTTGATTTCGGTTGCGACTTCTTCAGTTAGTTCAGAAGAAGACACAGCATTTGCTTTTATAGTTTGATTAGCATCTATGGAACACCCCGAAATATCTCTGAATTCTATTCGCAAATCCTGAACAGTGGCTTGACTAGCAGACGCCAATGCTTGTGTTTCGTTGATTTGTTTATAAATACTTTTGTTTATCGCGGACATGTTGAATCTCTGTTCAATAGTTTGTGATCCACCACCACCCATGATTTTACAATGTACTGAGAAAAAAATGTTATTAAATTACAAATGAAACTCAATCAAATTATTTTGTTTGTGGCAATTCTTATAGTTTTGGGGTGGAATATCAGAAGAGCTAGAGTTGAAAAGTTGGAAGGTGTAAAGTCCGAGGTGGTTCTTTATGTCGAAGATTCGACAACAACTTTAAAACCTTTCGTTATTTATGCGATGGCGAAAAAAATAACCAGTGATCAAACCAAACTCGAAAAAATTTTGAAGTTGGCCGAAGACAATAATAAGAAAGAACTTTTGAAAATTTTAGAAACGCTCTAAATTTTAAATCTCAGAATAGAGTAGGTTACAAAATACCATGGGCTCGCGTAGCTCGGCAACAGACCCAAGCTGTGAATATAATGCCGCACTAAATAATTATCCATTTTGGGGAACTCCATCCGCGCAGACGTTACGCGATTTTAATTGTCTATCAGGTACACCTTCCGAATGTATAAGTGATTATTGTGACGCCATAAAAGACAAAAGAGCTGAGTTTTGTGAAAATATAGAAAATTATGAAAAAAATCCGGGTGATGGTACATGCGAACAACGAGATGAAGGCAAACGCCAAGCCAAAGAATATTGTGGCGTTGGTGATAGAATTAGAACCGCTTCTTTGTGTACCAAAGAGAATTTAGGTAATTTTTATGAAGATTTGGCTGTGGCATATTGTAAAACTACAGAAGGTAAAGCGCATGACTGGTGTTCATGTTATAATGTAGTAAATGGGGTGTGTGACACAGATTCGAGTGCAGCGGGATGTTTAGCAAAGGCTGAAAAATTTGATAAACTTGTGGAAGCGACTCCGGAAAAGTATAGAGGAGCATGGGCTGGTCGAGAAGCGTGCTATGGACAGGTTTGTGTTGCCACTCAAGGTGCCAAGTTTCTTCCCGGGGGGTACAACCTAGGGTGTGATTCGACTATAAATATTTGTGATCAATCAATCTCCGCAGACAATATTACCGAATCACAGGTTTCGTCGGTATGTGTAATTAATAACGAACGCAGTACTGGGGACAATGACAATGACACTGAAGGGGGAGACGGTGGTGGAAATGTGGATGAAGGGTGGAACGGTGGTGGAAATGTGGATGAAGGGTGGAACGGTGGTGGAATCGGGGGTGACGACATTAAAACAAAATTGCCTGTAATTATTGGTGGTACAACCACTTCATTTTTTAGTAGTTTGTTAATTATTGTAATTATCGTAGTATTAATAGTTTCTCCCAAAAGTGTAAAAAGGGGGGTATTCAGAGGATAAAATCTAAGTAAGTAATAGATATCGTAATGGGTGGTGGTGGTAGTAGTCCCCCAGAAGAAATAGATCAATGTGAAGTTATGGACGATCAACTCAAAGAAGAATATGGTGATGATTTTCTTACGAACAGAGAAGCACTTCCCTTAACTTCACAGACTCTTGGTTATTTAGCGAGCACACCGTGTGAATCATATTTTGGTTATGAAAATTTAGTTAAGGAGTTTTGTGATGCAAGTATAGAAAATTTTGATCAACAGGTTGGAAATGGTAAAACTTGCGCCGATCACGTGGGTACAGATAAACGATCCAAGTGGTGTTTATTAGAAAAGGATCGTGTTCCAAAAGACGCGAAGTGTTCAAAATCCAAATTGGGTGATATGTATCATGCGACCGCTGTAACGTGGTGTCAGACTTATCCAGAAGAAGATTGGTGCAAATGTTACAACATAAAAAATAATGTATGTTCGTCAAATCCGAATGCTTCCGGGTGTAAATATTATACGGGATTGGAACAAAATCGTGCATATTTTGGAGAAGATGGTTACAATATTCTCAAAGAAAAGGGGCATTGTAGACCAAAAATGTGTGATAGAGGTTATATTCCAGAAAATGTGATTTCAGATTGCGAGCCATCATATCGTATATGTGATAAAGATATTAACATTCAATCGGCCTCAGATGGTAATATCATAGTTGCGTGTAACGCGGATTTTGATGACTTTGAAGAACCCGAGTGGTGGGGTGACGATTCTGAATCTGCGATCGACAAGAGGTGTCGTATAGATTTGAAAGAGTGGTTCAATAAAGTAACTGATTCTAAAGAACCTAGTACAAAACCGGGACCCATCATAGATTTTAACAAGTTTCCGTTAAATAAACTTCCTATGACATGCCTTCCAGGTAGATTGAGGTGGAAAGATTCAAATTACAGATACCTTATTTATTATACCACAACCATTTCATCTTCATTTTGTTGTCTCCTATTGATACTCATTATGTCAAGCTTAAAGAGGAGATAAAAAAGTAAAGTATGTCTTGGTGTTGGTGGTGTTGTCACCCATTTGAAGGTGAACCTTTAAGTGCACCTTATAAATATGATGATAGACGAAATAGATTCCACACAGCTGGTAATTTTTGTTCATGGAGTTGTGTTAAGTCGTACGCGATAGATAGATATGGAGTTAATAAGGGTGGTATAATTTGCGGAAATATTGTACTTATGCGTCGAAAGATGTACAATCAGATTGGGCATGTGAAGCCTGCACCAAATAGATATAAACTCAAAGTGTTTGGTGGTGATATGACGATAGAAGAATTTAGAGAAAATCAAACAAAGGATCAAAATACCCCTCAGAAGATTGATACAACCCCTCTTGTAGATAATGTTATACCCATTATTTCAAACACAAAGAAGATGGATGAAATAAAGAATGCAACTGGTAGCAACAATGCTTTGAAACTTAAGAGAAATAAACCTCTAAAAAGAAATCACAACAGTTTAGAATCTGCATTGGGATTAGTTATTACGCCTAAATCCTAACTGTCTATGTTGTTTATTAGTTGGTATCGATTGTGGTAAATTTTCTGTTTTTTTGCTATGAACCCACCTAGTTCCGTCATGGGCAACCCATCTGACCCCTATTTTTTCGATAGCTTTTCTACATAGAACACATGGAAGTGAATTACCATGACCGTAACACGTTTTACGTTCAACTATTAACTGTCCATACTTTCTATTTATCCAGCTTGAAAATTGATGGGGTTTATTCCCCCTTTTCAAACACTCTCTCCAGAGTTGTTTGATAAGGCGCCTCTCTGCGCAACATATACAATTACTTTGAGCCATGACAGGTTTTTTTGTCATGTAACTCTCTACCATTATGTATCCCATCACCTATTACAATTCGTACACGTCGGTCCCGGGAACACAAATGCACAGTGTTCACAGTCGTTAAGAATGATGACGTTCTTTTTCTTCGGCACTAACCCCTTTGAAAATCTTTCAAGTTCTCGTACTGTATATAGTCCGTAATTGATCATTACCTCCAAAGGAGGGAATTTCATTCTATTACTTAGGAGTTCCAAATCCTTATCTTACTTTCCCTTCATGCAGCAGCTAAAGAGTTTGCCAATAGCTTGCTTCGCCTTGAGCATACCCGCGAAACCATCAACCATGGCTGGAACCATAGACTTAAGGACGATTTCAAACTCACTATCGTGTTCAGAGTCGCCATCAATCTCACCGATCAAGTGATTGAGAATCGCAACAACCAACTTCTTCTTTTGTGGACCTTCCAACTTGTCAAACTTCGCAGCGTTGATCATTAACTTCGCAACGATTGGTGGAATGTCTTCCTTTTGGAGACCGTCGCCGAGGTACTCCCGCTTAATATCTTCAACCATAGTGATGACGCTCTTGGCATCAATCTTTCCTGAGAACTTTTCCAAAATTGTATCCATTTTATAATGTTGTCATAGATTAAAAATGGACGCGAATAATCTGGTTGCTGCGTTTGCATTTGGTATCGGTTTCATTCAGATGTACCAGGACTACATGAGATCTGACACAATGACACCAGAGGCTAAGAACTCTGTTCTTTTAGGTCTTCTTGCAAGTTGCCTTTGGCTCATCTACCAGTCTCGCAAGTATGGTATGAACTTCACAGTAGCCTACACGGGTGTGGGTCTCCTCCTTCAGCTTTACATTCTTAACAAGATCTTGGTTAAAGAAACTGAGAAAGATGAAGATAAGAAACAATGATTTCACTTTCAAGACAACCAACTTTTATTCCAAGTAGAACAATTCCCAAAAGAAAAACAAGACGTTGTGTAGCTCACGCAAAAATTGGTGATTATCCAAAATTTGCGGAAGCTGTAAATGGTAGAGTTGCCATGTATGGTATGGTCATGGGCTCTACAAACTGGGCTCTGTTTGGTTTAAATATTATTGATCAACTGTACTACCCACCAACGGCGGCGGTCACCGCACTTACAAGTGCGATGGTGATCTACACCATGGCAGACACCGCAAACAAGGTTTCGGAAGAGACTTTTGAACGCTATGCCGCCCGCGATTATGGTCGAGTTGCAATGTTTGTAATGAGTGGTATGATTCTGGCGAGCTTGCCATTTCACTAATAAACTCCAACATCCTTACCTTTTCCTCCATAGTAAATGTTCCTGTCCTACGCATCACGTAGGCCAAGAGCATCATAAGAATATAAACATTATAGACGATTGGTTTCATAACTTATGCTAATTTTTGAGCCCAACTACCCTTCAAACCCTTTTTGGGTCTCAACATGTAGAAAGAAATGAGAAGGGTTGTAGTGAAGAGGGCGAGGCTGAGACCAGTGTAATTCTTTTCAGATTGCTTGGCATTTTCACACTTGAGTGTCCAGTTATAAGCAGCGGCGCTACCAACGAGACCCATTACGGAGTAAATAAGCATGAATGTGGCGAGTTCCTTCTTGACCATTTTCAAGATAAGGAGAGTAAATGGAATAGTGAGGCCAATAGTGAGGGTGGCTGCGAGATACTTGTTAAGATTCTCTTGAACTGGCTTACCCTTCATGGCTTCACACTTGGAGTAGATGTTGATACCGATGGAAGAGACGATCATGTAAAAGAAACCCAAAAGCAAGATCGCACCAACTGTACCCCACTTAACTTCAAGTTGGAGGGTACCACTGGCAAGTTTCTTAGCACGACTGTAAACCGAAGCGGCCTGTTGATTTGCGGCTTGGGCTACATTGGCTGTAGTATTAATTAGTTCAGACATTTACTATACACTGAGAAAATTGATTAGATCAACTCTCGACTTCTTTTGTGACCACCCAAGACTTTTCAGTTTTTCGCCGCATATATAGTATCTTTTGTCGTTAAAAGGTCTATTTTCTATATATTCAATCCATTTATCATAATCTTTGGTTCCTGTGTTAGCTTCTATGATAAGCTTTGTTAATTCCATGATAGTAAGTTCGTCATTGGATGCAATATTGTATATTTCACCCCGATTACCTCTCTTCCAAACAACATCTACAGCTTCTATAACATCTTCAACGTGAATAAAAGCTCGTTTAACATCCGCGCTTTCTGTACCATGTATAGTACACTTTTTACCCTCTCTCACAAATCTTTTAAATTTCGGAATAAGTTTTTCTGGGTATTGATTTAAACCGTATACATTGTTACATCGAATGACTTTTATGTTCATACCAAATGATTGGACATACGAACAAACAATCATTTCAGCTGCGGCTTTGGAAGCTGAATATGGATTTGTTGGATTGAGGACACCTGTACTCTCTCTAAATGGTTCGCTTGTAGTTGATTCTCCATAAACTTCATCTGTACTAAAATGAATGAACTCCACATCTGGTATATGATGTCTGCAAGCTTCGATGAGAACATGTGTTGCGTGTGTGTTATCAATTGTAAAAGAAATTGCATTTTCAAATGAATTATCTACATGACTTTGAGCAGCAAAATGAAAAACATAATCAAATTTATATTTTTTTATGAGATGTTCAATAAGTTCTTTATTACCAACATTACCTTTCACAAGAGTTGCGACACCTTCTTCTACGTTTGTGATATTTGAACAATAATCCATTTTATCAATATTAACAAAGTTGATCTCTGGGTATCTTTTTTTCATAATATTGAGAAAATGTGACGCGATGAACCCACATCCACCGGTAACTAGTGCGTTGGGCATTTACTTTATTAGCTATAATTGTTTTAAGTATATTACATGAGTGTGTCATAGATGTGTTCATTTTTGGGACTTACATACTTACCATTAGACCATCTATTTTCGTCTTTGTCAACTGTTTTGATGTGCCACAAGGCCAATCTTGGATCGGCTTGTAAGTGGACACCATTTTCATAACCTGATATCTGCTCATGTAATTCGTTTTTAAAATTGATTTTATTTGGACTATTCTTAAATAATCGACCTTGATAGTCTGGAAAATTAATCCAATCAAATTCATTTGTTTTATAATCATGATCATCGAGCCACTCTTTTGTGGCACCCAAATTAATATTTATTCTTGGGATGGCTATAAAATCCGCCCCCGATTCTTTGATCATAGTTTTAACATTTTTGATTAACAACTCTTTTGGCATTTCATCTGGATCGAGCATGAAAATATAATCACCCTTACACTGTGTAATGTGATAATTGCGATGTTCTCCAAAATTTCCGTCAAACGGGCGTTCGCATACTGTAATATCGGTTTCGTAGTGTTTTAAAACCTTTCTTACACTGTCTGTCACGTGTTTTGTGTCCACAAGTATATTAATATCATCGCCTTGCTCCTTTACCTTTTTGATGAATGATATCAATGAATAGAGGCTAGATGCTTCATTACATACACAAATTGCGTATGTAATGTTCATTACAAGTTAATAATCTTTAGTCTTTAACTGAAAGTAACATTTCATATTTTTTGGGTAAATAATGATTGTCTTTTATGTCGATGAATTCAAACTGTTCACTTGGTCGTCCAAATAAATCTGAACATTCTTCAATTCTCTTTTTTATAATTTCATTATCATTGTAGTTTTCGTTGTTATATTCTTGATGAGAAAAATTGCTAAGTTTATTTTTAATAAATTCAACTGAACCAAAGTATGAAAAATGCCACCCACCATTTTTGATGTTATGACATCTAGAATGGCGTATCATTTCGGGGTTTCTTCTTGTTTTGTAAATGCCATATGGAATAATTTTGGTATGATACCATTGTCCTTTGTACTTGCAGTTCAAATTGTAGTAATAAAAGTCCATTTCAAGTGACATACAATTATTCAATCCATCTTGCTTTAGTTGTTTTAAAGTTTTCGTATCTGGAATTTCATCAACATCACATATAGTTATTATGTCTTCGTCTTCCATATTAATTTTAGATATTCCTCTATCTATGGCATTTCTCTGAAATTTTTCAAGTGTCCATGGATTATCTGAATTTGGCATATCTTCAACGATTACATGAATGATCTTGTCCATATATTTTTCATAACGTTGTTTATTGTTTTCAAAAAATAATTTTTTTTCTTTACCAACAAAAGTTTTTGTAGCTTCGACAATAACAAAATTATCAACTATATCATACATTTCTTCTAACCTCATTTCCAAAAGATCAAGTTCATTGTAAAATGTAAAACAGTCAACAACTTTCATTCTACTTTAAATTAGAAAATACATCTTTAATTACTTTTGACAATTCTTCAACTTCAATATACTTTTTTAATTTTGTGATATCCATTTTACATTCACCCCTATTTGAATTTTCATTCGACATTGTATATTCTTCACCACAAATTTCAAGAAGTTTTCCCAATGAAAGTGAACCATCATTTGTAAAGTTCAAAATACCTTTGACATTTTTATCAAGTAAATTTTGTATTTGTGGGAATAATGAAGGTATGAAAGTTATTGAAACATTTGTGTCATGAATATTATTTTTTCTTGACTTCATTTTATTGATGAAACATTTTGGATTATCATCTCCTGTGGATGGGTACATTAATCTCAAATATAGTACATCATCTTTGTAAACTTCGCGAATTATATTTTCTAACATTCCGCGAGTGTGACAATAAAATAGTTCTTTATAATTTGGAAGATCATCTTCGGTAAAATACTTATTACCGTCGTAGACCATACCGGAACCTATTATAGTTAGATCAATATCAAGATTTTTACAAACTTGAATAAGATGTAATTGTTGTGTAAAATTTGTATGTAATGTTTCAGCTTTATTTTCTTCACACCACGCAATTGTGGGTTTACCTGAAATACCCGCGGCGGAGATCACTCTTTTGGGTTTCAAAAATTTGAGTTCATCTTCAATTTTATCAAGTCTTGTATTTGATCCAAAACTATTTTTTACATATTTTAACAATTCTTTACCAATAAAACCATCACATCCTAGAATGAGTGTTTCAATTGACTTGAACAAAGGATTATTAGAATCTTTTTCGGAAACTATTAAATCATTTTTATTTTCAATTGGCCAAGGGATGTTCAATACTGGATCATTCCAATGGCACGCACGCTCTGTTGTGGGGTCATGAAACCCACTTTGGAAGTAAATTATTTGTGAATCTTCAAACGCATAAAAACCATGGGCACAGTTTTCTCCGACAAGAACTGAATCCCCGACTTTAAGATCATACGTTTTATAAGTACCATCGGGTTGAACAACGACATCAAATATATGACCAGTAACAACTACAATATACTTTTGATATGGGCTTATATGAAGACCACGGAGTACATTTTTTTGGCTTATGGATGTAATAGATTGTTTTACTTCAAATGGTGGTTCGTCAAAATTAAATAACATTCTTCCGCGCTTATCATGAAACTGGCGCATTTAGTTTATAGTTTTTCAAATTCTTTATATTTAATTTAAAGAAACTATACAAAATATTTATAATGGAATTGAGTAACTACAAAGATTTAATTTCTTCATTTACCAATACTCCACCAAGTGAAAAACGTGTGTGGTCGGAAGATGGTAAACTGTGTATGTTATTTATAGAATTCAGAGATATGGATATAATTAAACATAACTTAAACAATATATGTAATATTTATGGTGGGACCGACACTTCTATTACAATTGTTTATAGTGGAGAAAATGAACATACAATACATGAAACTACACGAGATTGGAAAAATGTAAAATATGTGAAATTGTATGAAAACAACATAGACATAAATGAATATAATCGTCTACTCACATCTTATGAATTTTGGGATATTTTTTCAAAACATGAATATGTTTTATTAAATCAATGGGATTCATATTTGTTCAAGCAAATACCAGATAAATTTTTTGAGTATGACATAGTCGGTGGACCTATTGCACACTTTTATGTGTTTCATAATGGCTCACTCATGAATATATGTTCGGAAGAATGTAAATGTCCTCGATGTAATTATTCGGATCATCCATTTAAGGCAAATAATTTTAAAGATCATCCAAACAAAATGTTTTTGTACAATGGTGGGTTTTGTTTACACAAAGTGAGTACCACACTTGATTTGTGCAAAGCGAAACAATGGCAAGGCGAGCCGGAGGATGTATATTTTTCATTGTCAAACCTGTCTAAACCAAGTCTCGAAGAGGCTGCGGAATTTTCAGCTAATCACGTTAAACATGCAGATCCTGTGGGATGTCACCAAGTGTGGATACATGATGAGGACTATGTAGTTTCTCTGTTTAAATAAACATCACCGGCTCTCCACATAGCACCGTAATCGTTGGTACCACTTGTGTCGGTGTTATCGGCACCTTTTGCATTATTGTACTTAACCTTGATAAATCTTAAATTTCCAAAATCCATAAATTGTTCATTATTTTCTATCAAGTGTTTCCCTATCATGCATTTTTCACCATTAAATCTCATATAATCTACACATGCATTCATGTATGAAGCCGGACCGGTTACATTAAGACAATCTACACCGTAGTGTTTTTGTTTTGTGTTCCATAAAATTATGTCTATCATTTTCTTTGTGATTGGGTGTTTGGGTGTAACGCCTATGAAACCATTGCACATACATAATTGTTGTTGTGGTGAATCGAAGCATGCATAGAATTCTTTACCTTGTTTATTCAATAAATCGAGTGGTTGCAAATCTACCATTCTAATATCGGTGTACCAACCACCTTCATTATAGAGTATGAGTTGTCTCATAAGATCACTTTTGTATGCATATGGTTTAAGACAATTATATGTTTCAAGTATTTCATCATCAAAATGTTCTTTGATATATTTTACACAATCATCACCAGAATAAATTTTCATTTTGTAATCCGGATTCATTCTATAAAAAGTTTCAATCGCACCTTTCATCCCAGTGGTAAACTTTGGAATTTTTCCATCGTCCACAATGATGATTTTGTGTATTATTTTCGGTACAAGCATTTAATTATAAGTTGATATTAACTTTAAATCCATGTAAAGAAATGTTGGATAATAGAAACATGGAAAACCACGCAGAAATTAAGGATAAATGTCTCAGCCTCGAAACTGTATTAGATGAACTGGCAGTTAGTATTCGGGCGCTTCCATTTGATTACAGGTTGGTTGAAAAGTACAGTCATATAGATGAGGAAATGCAAGAAATATATGACTGGTATGATTCGATGAAAGGAATGATATCACGATACATCCAAGAGAAGTCTGTAATTGAAAAAAAACTTGAAAAATTGCAATACAATACAAAGTTGCTTAATAATGAAGTTCAGAATATTAAATCACAAGCATCTTTTCATGTCCAACGCGGAGGCTCGTTTTCACAGTTATCTTGTAACCAGCATCTTTGAGATTTTTACAGAAGGCGACATCTTCGGAACACATATCTCTTAAAATCTTCCCATCTTCAGTTTCTATTTCTATCAGAGGATAACTAAAGTATGGATATTTGAGATTTTCTATCACACCCTTTCTACACGCGAAAAATCCCATACCATTGTACACAACATTTATATATTTTTCATTTAGAATTGGATCATTTATATCGATAAACTCAAATGTTCCATACTTTTTAAAATATTCAACATCCCAATCTTTTACCGCGGCGTAGTGTTTAAGGTCTGTCATTCTATATAAACCCGAAATAACCGGGTGTTTGTCTGTTTCTTCAATAAGTTCAACAACTTGTTCAGGTAAGAAAAATACATCCGAGTCAATCGTTAACCAAACATCGTAGTCTATTTTACCATCAAATGGTGTTTGTGTGGCACCCCTAAGAACATCTAAACCTAGTGTTTTCATTCTAGAAAATGGTACAAAACTAGAATAATCATTTATCATAATAACTTTATAACCTATGCTTGTGAGGTGAAGAAGAGTTTGTGACCAATTTTTTAAAAAACTCCCCGAAAATTCCCGTCCCGGTAGTGCAACCGCAACTGTTTTCATTTACAAGTTTAAACATTCAATACTTTAAGCACTTCATTGACAGCTGGGTGTCTCACAATGTCATCATCATCCATTTCAACATGTTCAATGTATGTAAGATCCATGCCACCCATCTTATATATGAGGTGATTGAGACCGTTGTCTTCACCAAGGTCTGATTGTTCCAAGTCACCCGTAACAATGAGTTTTGTATTTTCACCGAGACGTGTTAAAAGCATCTTCATTTGATTGGGTGTACTATTTTGCATTTCGTCGGCAATGATGACAGTATTGTTAAATGTTCGCCCTCTCATGTAACCCAATGGTTCAATCCTGATACAACGCTCCAATTGGTTGTGTGAAAGGTACTTTTCAAATATATCAAAAGCTGGTTTTGTCCATGGTTCCATCTTCTTGTCTATATCCCCTGGAAGGTAGCCCATATCTTCATCGGCAGCGACAATTGGACGGGTCAGGATTACTTTACCCCTGAAAGAGTTATAGATGTGTTCAATTCCAACATGACAAGCGAGCATAGTTTTTCCACTACCAGCTGGTCCTGTACCAACTATAATTGGTTTTTGAGACCTAAGTGCCAACATGTACCTGCATTGTCCAGCTGTTTTCGGAAACTCCATCATCTATAATTGCTCTGGAATTAAAATATCTTAAAAAGCTGCGGTTAGATTTTTTTATGAAGATAATATAGGATGAATAAGTTTGTCTTCATTCAAATGAAACCAACCAAAACCTTTTTAAGTCTTACAGATCCACAAAAGAAATCGCGGTTCATTTGTTTTTCCAACAAGAATACTGCTGATGTTTTCGTAGATTATGTAACATCGTTCAGATCAAGACATGGTTACTGGCCGGCCATGGATATGTCACAGAAATTCAAAACTATAAAGAGTAAGACTGGTATCAAAAAAAGATCACCCGAAGAATTGAAGGAATATTTGTCATATGAAACATTTGATTTTGAACAAATTGATGAAATGGCAAAGCGTTCAAACATTTCGTATCTTCATGTCACAAATTTTACTTACATACCAAATGGCGAAGACAATCAGGTCGTAAGTTTTTCTGGTCAGGAATGGGATGGTGAAGCAGATGATCTCAAATACAGAGATCTTTTAGAGTTTAATTTGAAGACTAAATGAGAGAAAATTCCTGTATTCTGTACCCTTCAGTTGTTGAATTTTCAGATTCTGCTGTTGGTGGTGGGGTGGATGGGCCCGTGGATGGGCCCGTGGATGGTCCGATAGATGGTTCGGACACCGTTCTTGTAAAAAAATAGTAGGTTACACCCGCTATAATCGCAAGTATGATCAGTAATACGATAAAAGTGATCATTATACTTTGTACTGAGAAAAAAATAGTCTTACTTAAAAGTTAGGTAACTTGTAGTTTTAACAATTATGTGCGGAATTGTAACTCTCTTTGGTGAGAAACGGGATGTCCCCGCGGGTCTCCTTTCCCACCGAGGTCCTGATGATTATCGCACAGAAACGATGGGTAAGTGTCGCATGGACTTCTATCGTCTTGCGATCAATGATCTCACGGATGCTGGTATGCAACCATTTGTGAGACCCCATCGAATGTTTGTCTGTAACGGTGAAATATATAATCACCGATCCCTGCGAAATGGTGAAGAGAAGAGTAAAAGTGACTGTGAAGTTGTCATGAATCTCATTTATACCATTGGTATTGAAAATACACTCAAGTCCATTAATGGCGACTTTGCTTTTACCTATACCGATGGAAAGCGTGTTATCGCTGCTCGTGATCCGGTCGGTGTGAGACCTATGTTCTATACTCGCTATGCTAAGGATTCAATTGCTTTCGCGAGTGAAGCCAAGGCCCTCATGTTCTTAGGAACTCGTATTGAAATCTTCCCACCCGGTCATTTCTATGATTCATACATTGATAGTTTTGTTGCCTATCACAGTGGATACTGGCACATCTTCAAGTTTTCTGGAAGTAAGAGGCATGAAAACATCCGTCAAGTTTTGGAAGAAGCTGTCCATACCAGACTTGATAACACTGACCGTGAAATTGGTTTCCTTCTTTCTGGTGGTCTTGATAGTAGTCTAATTGCCGCAATTGCCGCAAGAAAGCTTGGGACAATTAAGACCTTTTCAATCGGTCTTGAAGGAAGTCCGGATTTAGAGGCGGCTCGTAAAGTTGCCGACTTCTTAGCAACGGATCACACAGAAGTGACATTTACAGTTGAAGAGGGTCTTTGTTCAATTCGTAATGTGATCCAAACTTTGGAGTCCTATGACACCACAACTGTTCGTGCTTCAACGCCGATGTGGCTTCTTTGTAAGTACATCAAGGAGCACACAAACTGTCGCTACATCTTCTCGGGTGAAGGGAGTGATGAAGTGCTCGGTGGTTACCTCTACTTCCATAACGCACCAGGTGTTGAGGAGTTTGCTTGTGAAAATATGAGACGTCTCAAACTCATCCATCAATTTGACGGTCTTCGTGCAGATCGCTGTGCGGGTGCGCATGGTTTGGACCTCATTGTTCCATTTTTGGACAAGAACTTCATTCAGTGTTGTATGGAAATTGACCAAAAATTGAAGATGACAAAACTTGAAAAACAAGTTCTCCGAGAAGCGTTTGTAGGATACTTACCTGACGATGTACTATGGCGGCAAAAGGACGGGATGAGCGACGCGGTCGGTACAGGGTGGGTGGGCGCACTCCGACAACATGCGGAAGATTTTATGAGTGATCAGGTATTTAAAATTACACAAAATATGTGTAAGCATAACACACCCTTGACAAAAGAAGAGGCTTATTATCGCGAACTGTTTTGGATGTTTTATGATTCGAGAAATGATCATCTCATATCTGAAATTTGGAGACCAAAATGGACAAATATAACTGACCCAAGTGCAAGGTTACTTATAGAAAAGGATCCCAAGTAATGTAAAATGGCGGAATTTGTTAAAAATTTTGATTGCAAGAATGAAGAACATGTAATGTGGTTGAAGGAGGTTGGTCAGGTTATGTCAAAGTCTATGAGCGGCGAACGTGTTGATATTATGTCAACCGTAAACGCTAATCCTCTTAATAATTCACCCAACATGAATAATCCAGCTGATTGGGCATATGTTCATTTTCAGCTAGCTATGAAGTATGCATCTGCAGTTTTAAGTTGTGATGCGTTTGTTCCTACTAAGAAATGATAAGTATTCCATCAATGTGAAATCTTGTGGTTCAGAATCTTCATCCATACGCACAAGTAGTATAGAGCCATTTACTTCTTCGTCGCAGAATGGTGGTGGAAGTACATTTTCATTTAGAATGTTACTGTATTGTGGTTTCATTATGACAACATCTATGTCAGGCCATTGACCAATGAATGTTGGGGTTCCGCTGAGTAGAATAAAAATTTCATTTTTTGCTGGATCAATATCTAAGTCTATTTCTCGTATGTCTCCAAGTCTTTCCTTTATCAAGACGGCCTTTGTCATCTTGAAATTATTTGACAAAAAAATATTTGTGATTATTAAATGAACAACGCACAAAAAGGTAGTTGGGTTGCTGTCATGATTGTGTTAGCAGTCGTCGTGGTTTTTGTTTCAATACAAGTGGCTGAAAAATATCGCCCACCCCAAAGTGATTATAAATATGGTTTTATCGATACTAACCCAGTCAGACGTACCGGTCAGTTTTTTGATACATGTTCTCCTGAAAATATGGAAGATTGCAAAAGAAATAATCCTTACGAAGGTCTTCCACTCCCCTAAGTTAATTAAAAATATGTAAAAAATATAGTATAAGCATGGAGAACCCTACGCGTCAGTTTGTTCTCAAACGCCTCTCAACTCTCCTCGAGATTCCTGAAATGGATACGATATGTATCAATCTCGAGAAAAGTATATTAAATCATGCGATAAGACGATTTAAGGATTTTGATGTACCTGGGTGGGAAAATTCAAAATTTGTTAACATATATAAACACAAATTTCTTCAATTGCAGTATAATATCAGAAAATCACCGCTACTCAAAGGGTGGATTGTTGACAAAAAAATTAAAAGTAAAGATGTCATTGATATGAGACCCGAAGAATTGTGGTCGGATGGTCCATACGCAAAAAAAATGGAACAGAGAATTATTCGAGATTTGCGAAAGGCTTATCTGGCGCAAGAGGTCAAAAATCAGGAAGGTTTCTTTACATGCAATAGATGCAAGTCTAAAAAGACTAGTTACTATCAATTACAAACTCGAAGTGCGGATGAACCCATGACTACGTTTGTCACATGTCTCAATTGTGATAAGAACTGGAAGTGTTAATGTAGTATTTTGAGTCTGTCCAATCAGTTGGCATATCTCCTACCGATAGTATAAAATTGTAACCTAATTTCTTTTTCATATCTGTTTTTGTTTCTGCGCTTGTAAAACCCAAATAATCGTATACAATTCCATGTGATGCAAGTTGTTGTGTGGTCCATTGGACAACCATATGAAATCCTGGTCGGGCTGTAATAATTACAATTATGTATCCCAAACTTTTCATTTTGTGAAGTAGATCTATTATAGGTTTGTTTGGTTGGCCATTTGTAAATATTAATGTATCGTCAATATCAAACATAGCAGCGTCATTTGGGTTAGCTAGACCAATCATTAATAATATTAAAGATTTAAATTTTACTTTATAAAGGCATGATAGTCGATGTTAAATTTGAAGATGAAACTGTTCAAATTGCGCAAATATTAGCAGATGAAGGTGATATGTACGTTGTAAGTTTTCTTGAAAAAGAAAATGGAATTTATAATTTTTCAAATGATCCAGAACTCGTACCAAAGGAATCAATTTCTGGTTTCTATGATGTCGAAACTCTCGAAGAGACCAATCTCTATGTAAAGGTTCAAGGTGGATATGAACTCATTGATGATAGTGAAGATGAAGACTTTATATGCCCAGAAACCGATGAATCTGAAAGTGAATCCCTTGTAGATGATTATGATGATGATGAGGAGGCTTAAATAATATAACCGTTTAACCTGTATGGAATGTCCGGTGTGCTACACATCGAAGGCAAAATACAAACTCGTTTGTGAACATTCCTTTTGTTATCAATGTATTTCCCGTTGGTACCAAGAGTGTGGAAATGACACATGTCCTCTATGTCGCGAGAATATAGCATTTGTATTAAATGATGATACACGGGAAGTTCATGTAAAATGTGCACCAAATTCAACAATTGATGATTATGTAACTTTTCAACGTCTTTTAGAAAAGCATAAGAACCATACAATAAAAGATATAGAATACCTAAGACGCCAAGATTGGATTGAGTGGGTAACAGAACATAGAGCAATAAATCAACTATATACTAAATATATTTTCCATGGATTACAAGGAACCAAAGAAGCGTGTTACAAAGAACGACAAGAAGAACAAAAAAGACGTATACTCTCAAAAGCACATAAGGATTAAAAGTCGATTATTAGAAAAGCGACGAGATGAAAGTATTTTTTATGTGCACACACCCAAACCAGGGGACGGGGTATGCAAGAGTGGCAAATAAAATAACAAACTACCTCGCCGACATTCCAGGTGTTGAAGTTGTTTATTACGCATTTCAAAATTACCCGGGACAAGATATCAAAGATAGATTTATTGATCCGCGTATAAAATTTTATGACGCACTTGAACTTGATGCAGAATCTCCAAAGGGTTTTGGTGATAACGGAATGGTGCCAGCAATTATTGAAGAGAAACCAGACGTATTACTCTTGTATAATGATCTACCAGTTACATCTCTAATTCTGGAGAAGATTCCGCTAGAACATATGCCAGCTCAAAAGTATGTCTATTTGGATATAGTGTATCCTTGGGAAAATTTGAATTATTATGAGGTGCTTCGAAAACATAATTTGGATAAGATTTGGGTATTTCTGAATTGCTGGAAAACACACCTTGTCGAAGAACTTGGATTTTCGAGTGACAATGTTGAAGTCTTGCCTCATGGTGTTGACTTCGAGAGATTCGTTGATCTCCCACAAAATGAAATTAAACTTAAATTTGGATTTGAAGAAGATGATTATGTTGTTGTAAATATGAATCGTAATTCTTATAGAAAACAGTGGTGTACAACTGTCAAGGCATTTCTTGATTTTTTGAAAGAACGAGATATGAATCCAAAGATCAAAATGTATTGTGGTTGCATGATAAAAACCGATGATGGATACGATCTATCACTTATCATAGCGACTGAATGTATCCGACGTGGTATGAATCCAGATACAGTATTGAATAATCACATCTTCATAAACCCAAAACCACTTCATTTACCCGATGAAGAAGTGAACGCTATATACAATATGGGTGACGTTGGAATGAATACTTGTTGTGGTGAAGGTTTTGGTTTAACCACGATGGAGCACGCGTATTTCAATAGACCACAAATTGTGTCTGGTGTTCCAGCTCTCAAGGAAACTCTCGGTGAAGTGGCGTATGTTGTTGAACCAAAGTTATGGACGACGGTTTCTTCGTTTGAATCGCACTCGGGTGACATCGCCTATTTTGATTCGAAAGATTTTACAAAGTGTTTGCACGAATGTTTTGAAAAGAGAGGAGAATCTTTAGACATACGTTCCCACGTTAAGAACAACTACACATGGGAAAATGTATATAAGGTTTTGGATCCATATTTCAGAAAGTAATAATGGCGCCATACAGACCTCCGAACTCTCATTACTCCGAAATGGATGTTTCGGAATATGACGAAGATCACATATTTGCATTCATCGGAAAGACTGGAAAGAGATTTTATTGGCTCACAAGATTTCTTGAATTGGATTACTTGTGGTATAATAAGGAAAGAAAGATCATCGAGATTTGGGGACCTTATCATACACATTTGAATCAACAATCCCAGCATATGATTAGAGCTGAATTGGATTATTTTCAGCCTAAGTTAGAGAATACATCTACAATTCAACAAGATGAACATGTACAAGCGACCACCCTTGCGTGTTAACAACCCCATTCAGAAAGTTCACGATCCTGTGAGGTTTCAAGAGGGGACATTTTTACATAGATTGTTCAAGGCACCGAAGACACAATGGCACGAACAAGTTCGACAACCTGTCTATCAAAAGGAGGCCTATTTTTCACTTTTAAAAAGAAATTGTGAAGATCTTGGTATTGAATACAAACAGCCAGATATACCGGACTATGTTCCACCTACACTATCCAACACAGAAAGGGAACCAAGACTTGAATATGCGGACCAAGTATATTTGAAACTCAAATATTTAAAAAGTGGTATTATTCGTGTTAAAATTGACACTTCATTTTTTAATTTACACGAAAAATACTACAGCAAAAATAAATTACCCCCGACAAAGACAATTATACAGGCGTATAAATCTATGGGATTTAGTGATAAGTTCCTCGAAAAAATAAAAATACGATGTGAAAAGAAGGTTGAATTTGGTAAGAAGGTTTCTGGGATAATCGATTCTATATTCAATAAGGAGCCTACAAAGAAATCCAAAAAGAAGAAGGAAGAAGTTGTTGCAGATGATGAGGTTCCAGAAGAGGAAGAACCTGATGATCCGGAAGAAGAAGATGATGATCCGGGTGAAGACGGTGAAATGGATGTTGAAAACGACGAAGATCTAGAAGAAGAAACTCAGGAAGAAATTTATATGTCTGATGGAGGGGAATAGTTGCGTTTGATGGGAGGAAGGCGAACACCAAGTGAACGAAGAGAATGTCTCTTTTCCCTAGATAATTGGGTATCCGGATCTTTTTGATATTCGAGCCACAAGTATAAATCGGGTGTTCCGTCGACTTCTGATAATATGTCTGTGTGTCTGTGTGTTCGATGAAAGTTGTTAAGTTTTGTGAACATCGTAAGCCAGTGATCTTCTGTTGGACAGATCCACTGCTCTTTATTGGCGGGATCTTCTAAAAAATTTATAGATCTTTGTAAGAATGTTTCGTAAAATTCATTATAATCACTGTCCCTTATTTCCATTATTGGTGGATCTACTAGAAGTTCTAATTCAATGAGTTCGATAGGAAATGCCCATTGTATCATTTCAATTGCATCTGTGCTTGTCATGATATAGCGGATCATATCTGCAGTAAGTAGACCACTTTCACGTTTTTTCTTGTTTCTATTATGTTTTTTGTGACACGCGTTCAGATAATCTTCACGCATAAGTTGAAACGAATTTTCAATGATTATTTCTTGAATTTCTGTTGGTAGTGTATCCCATAACGATTGCTGACTCATCCCCTAAAATTGTCTGACATTTTATTTTTTGTAGCCTAAGTTGTTTTGTCACGTAGTTATTTTTTAACAAAAAAAGATGTTTATCACAAACGTTGTTGTTGGTGATCACATCCTCGATCGTGCCATATTTTGGGACCTTCGCGAGGCCTCTAATTACGCACAAGAGACTACAAAACATAAAGTGTGGGAACTGGGAAACGGTCAGTTCTATTACGGAAACATTGAAGCGCGGGTATACGAACCCAACTTATACGAGACATCTGATTACGTAGATGAACATATTCTTTCTTTCACTGGACCCGTCAGAAATAGCACTGATGTCTTGTGATCAACATGTAGTTAAGATACAACTTGAGATTACGCAAATGCTTTACATGGCTTGGCATTTTGCCGATGAAGAAGATTATGTTTTTAATAATGCACCATACACAAAGGATGGTAGTAGACGAGGATATCGACCGGCACACCCCAAACACCCAATGACAATGTGGGTTGCCTCGAGTTTGGAAAACTATATTTATGCATGTAGAATTGGGATTGCTTTGACACTTGAGTACACGCGTAGATATGGTAAAATTCATACTTGTGCAGAACACCTTTTATGGTTATATGACAACCGTCCATCAAAATTTGAAGAGCGGCGTAGTGACACAGCTTATTATTCGGTAGAGGGTATACCAGAATGTATGCCGGAAGAATATAGACAATCTAGTATTGTTGATGCTTATCAATTGTATTACATGGTGGAAAAGATGTCCTTTGCACGATACAAAAACATCCATTCCGGTCTTTCCTGTGGATCTTCATATCCAAGTTCTTTAATGAATTTGTGAACCGGGTCATCTTCACTGAAATTGTATATTTCTACCATCAACATTGGTTTATGTTTTTTGATAGTATTTATAGCGCCTTGAAGTGTTTGTAATTCATGTCCTTCTACATCTATTTTAATAATTGACGGTGTTCCAGAATATACGTCATCTAAACGTTCACATGGGACAGGAATTGGAATTGCGGTATCCGATGCGGTTAAACCGGTTCCTCCGTAGTTTAAAAGACCATTTTTAGAATGTTCTATATTTGGTAGATATATGTTTGAAAACTTTCTTTCATTTGAAAGTGCGAAACTATAAACATGAACACCATTTTTAAGATTGTTATTTTTTACATTTATTTTAACAATTTCGTGATAGACAGGTTCAAAGGCGTGTACGTGACCATAATCTGAAAACATTAACGTGTTGTAACCTATATTAGCACCAATGTCAATAATATCTGTACCAGGTTTATAGTTTGCTTGTATGTCTGCACGCATCCAACCATCCCATTCATAACCACGTGCAATTGCACGTCCAATATATTCATCATTTTTAATGATTGATACATCATATCGACCATTGTTTACTTTTATTAGTTCAACATTGATTCCCATTTGTGTTTAAAATCAGTTAAAACTTTAACCGGTGTATAATAAAACAATGTTTAGCATTGGTCAAAGTCTCACCGCACCACCGGTTGCGGTTAAACCAAAAGAACCTAGACGCGAATATCGCCCAAGAACTTATAGCGAATTCGTGAAGGGTCTCAAGAACAATGAACTTCCGGAAGTTATGATTAAGCCAAATCAAAGTCTGGCAGTCTTTGAAGATAACGAAGGCAACTATGGTGATGTTCAAATTGTTCAAAATCAAGATTTGTGGCAAACTATTGCCGAAAGTGAAGCGAATGTTCAGGTTGATATGACTACACCAGCATCTCTTTCCGATACAATTTCAGTCTTCTTTCTTTTGACTTTTATCTTTTTTGTTTTTCGAACTCTTTTGTCCGGTCCAGGGGGTGGTGGATCTATGGACAATCCATTTTTGAAGAACCAGGAATTCAAAGTTGAAGAAGAAATCAAGACCCGCTTTGAAGATGTTGAGGGTATTGATGCCGCCAAAGATGAATTGGAAGAGATTGTGGATTTTCTTAAGCAACCCGATAGATACTTTGGGAGCGGAGCCAAAATCCCAAGAGGTGCTCTTCTCGCAGGTAAGCCTGGTACGGGTAAGACCCTCCTCGCTAGAGCCATTGCGGGTGAATCAAATGTCCCATTCATCCAATGCTCCGCCGCCAACTTTGTTGAAATGTTTGTTGGTGTGGGTGCCAAAAGGGTCCGCGATCTCTTTGAAATTGCTCGCAAAAATCAACCTTGTATTGTCTTCATTGACGAAATTGACGCCGTCGGTAAGCAACGTAGCGCCGGTGGTCAGCCAGCCAATGATGAACGCGAACAAACTATTAACCAGCTTCTTACTGAGATGGATGGCTTTGACAATGATACTGGTATTGTGGTTATCGCAGCCACTAACCGAGTGGATATTCTTGATGAGGCTCTTCTTCGCCCAGGTCGCTTTGATCGTAAGATTCAAGTGGCTCTCCCAAGTGTCCGAGGACGCAAAAAGATTTTGGGTGTCCATGCTCGCGACAAGAAGTTGGCTGAAGACGTTGATCTCAAAAGCATTGCCAGACAAACCACTGGCTTCTCCGGTGCCGACCTCGCAAACCTTCTCAATGAGTGTGCGATCCGTGCCGTTCGTGATGGCGATGGTGTCATCACTAACGAAATTGTGGAAAATGTCTATCAACGCATTGTCGTGGGTGCCAAGGGTGATACAAAGTTCTCCGCGAGAAAGAAAGAACTTGTTGCTTACCACGAAGCTGGACACGCTATCGTTGGCGCGATTCTACCAGACTATGACACTGTTCGTAAAGTATCTATTATCCCTCGTGGTGATGCCGGTGGGGTGACCTTCTTTCAACCATCGGATGAAAACGCCGAATCTGCCATGTACACCAAGCAATACCTGACTTCTCAAATCATCACAGCTCTCGGAGGAAGAGCTGCAGAAGAAATCATCTATGGGAAGGATCGCATCACAACTGGTGCTTCCGGTGACTTTGCTCAAGTGTATAACATTGCCCATGAGATGCTTACAACCTATGGCTTCAGTGCTTACAAGTTTGATTACCGTAACATGTCTGGAGAAGCTTGTCGTCTCGTAGATATGGAAATTGACCAACTTGTTGATGGATGCTATAAGGAGGCTACGGCTATCTTGAGTACTAACCGAAGACAATTGGAACTCCTCAAGGAGAAGCTCATTGAAGAAGAGATTGTTGATGGTCAATGGGTCTATGACCTTGTCTGTGGAAACTGCAAGATTGGTCGTGCGTCCGATTTGGACAGCCTTGATTTTGATTAAATAATAAACATATGTACTGTACCTTTTTTTCCCAAGGTATATTAGATATGAAGAGAACTCGGAGAAATACACAGCCCATTCAGAGACTTCAAAATGAACAGGCTGCAAATGCGGCAAAGTCCGGGACTGTGAGACGCAGGACTGTGAGACGCAGGACTGCGGTACGACCACAAAAAGTAGTAACACGTAATATTAACAATGTCAATTTACAACCAAGGCGCAAGTTAAAATCAAATGCCGCTCAAGCAAGAGTGTTAACAATTCTTGATAGCATAGCTGAAGGTAAAAATGAAAAAATATACAATATGCTTTACTCTATTTATAGAGATGCTTCATCTACATTATTCACGCGAGCGAATGTTTTTGATCTCGATGATACTAAATTAGTTGAAGTTCTTGAGGCACAATATAATGTAATGACTAGAAATGTAAGATCGAGCACCGGTGGTAAACCAAATACTCTTTCGTTGAAACTTGATGGTGAAAATAAACTCGACTTTTGTCTTTTAGTTTGGTTGGATATGAGTCACGATGGAACAATAAATACAAACTTTCAAGATTTCATAAAAAGTGACATAGTTAAAATATTGGTAGGTAGTCCACCCCAGTATACTAATGATACACAACTCATGAAACGCATGAAGGCTTTGAACATTATAATTGACCCCAAAATAAAACGAGAGAAATTAAAAAACCCTGTTAATGGAAGAAAAACAAAAAATGTAGTAGTTCCAGGATTGTGGCCAGGTTCAGATTTTGAAAGGATCATAAAGGACAATCTTCCATTTTTATTTGATATACAAGCACCACTTAAAACTATTGCAGGTAAAGGTGGGTTGTCAAACCTTGCCATTAACAAAGAAAAACAACCAATATATGTTGCGATCGATTCTGAAAGTGAATACAAATCATTGTCACAACTTGTCGACAATTCAAAATACTTATTTAATGGTAGAAATGGTAAGATACAGAGATATTTCTTGAAACCAATAATAACACTTTCGAACCGCGTTGATCCAGGTAGATTGATGCCCACAAAGGGTGTTACAGAAGAGTTTGCAAAGTTGATGCAAAATGTAAATACTTTGAAATCCACACAGTTGTACAATGTGACAAATTGTAATTTTACACTTGGTTCTACTTCACTTACTCTTCGAACTTTGGGAAAGGGTCGGTTTGATCTCAAAATAGGAAAAAGTTCTATACCGTATGGAATTACAGCTGGAGAAGCTAAAAGAACTGCAAATACTAATGAAAAACTATCCAAATTCCTTGGTGACTTCATGCAAGTATTAACCGTTGCAAGTAAACCAGTCAGTCAGCGCATGGTACTTGGTACATTGGATGGTGTCATGTGTGGTATGTGTTGCTTTATTTCAAAAAAATTGATGAATGAAGAACCAAGACTTTTTATTGATATGTCATTTAAGCAACAAAATCAGATTCTTATGTATGGTGTTTCAGATTTATTAAAGGCGTCTGGTCCAGTTCAACAAACAAGATCTAATATCGGTTCTAATATAACACGTGCAATGGAGGCGCTAAATACAAATATTGAAGTTTCATCTGGAAGCAACCGTTCAAAGTCAAATTCTCGTCAGAGAAATACGACCCCCGTTAGAATGAATACAAGTAATAATCGTCGTGAAGGTTCTGGAAATTCAAATAATATGAATGCTAGACCAGGTTTCTTTGGTAGAGCTGCCAGGTTCTTTGGTGGAAACAAAAAACAAAATGCAAAGTCAAATAGTACTCAGTCTCCAAAGTTCAAACCTCAAACACCAAGGGTTGTTAATAACAGTAGTAACACAAGAAGTTTTGTAACCGCTTCTTCAAATAATTCTAGTAATAACAATAATAATGTTACACAACCCGTTAAGAAGATAAAGTTAAATAACAATGTTCAAGCCAAACTTAATGTTACACAACCCGTTAAGAAGAGAAAGGTAAATAACAATGTTCAAGCCAAACTTAATGTTACACAACCCGTTAAGAAGATAAAGTTAAATAAGAATGTTCAAGCCAGATTGAATGAACTTGAAAGAATTAAGAGACGCGAACGCGAATTGGCAAGACTTAAAAACTAACTACTCCTATAAACTAAATGGCTCGAAGTAATCGCCACGACAATGACGACGAACCCGATTTTTTTGAAGAATACGATGAAGCCATCAAGGCTCGTGTGAAATCCCTCAAAAAGATTGAAGATGCCCTAGACGCAAAGGCTCTCATTGCCCTTTCCGAGAAACTTCCAAAGACCAAGTTCAAGATCTA